CTAATCCAATCGGACTTAATAATAAACCAACCGCAGTTCCTAATAATCCTAACGCCGTTATCATCACAGGAATAGCCAATCCTATTATTCCTAGAATAGCCACCAATCCAGCAAGTGCTACTACCGCAATAATTATAACTTTAGTCAACTTTGGATTCTCTTCAACCCACTTCATCGTTTGCTCTATAACAGGCATAACTTTTTCAATAACTTCTTCAAGAACAGGAACAAACAGAGCGCCTATCGTTTCTGATAATTCTTTTGTTCTTTCCCCTAATTTTCTTTGTTGATTAGCCGCTCCTTCAGAAGTTCTTTCGTAATCTCCTATTGCTTTTCCGCTTTGTTCTATCGCTAATTGCAAAGTAATTTCCGCTTTAGCTTGTCTTAAAGATAATCCTTTTAAATCTGCTTTTCCTTCTGCTAACAATCTTTGATTTACATCTGAATCTAAAATTTTAATTCCTAAAGCTACTAAAGAATCTTTTTCTCCAAGCAACGCTTTTGTTAAGATTCCACTTGCTCTTGCCGCTCCACCTTCAAGGTTAGTAAAAGAAGCCAGATCAATAGCTAGCTTTTGTGTATCTTCTGATAATCCCAAAGCAGCTTCTCCAGTAAAGCCAAACCCAGACAATAAATCTCCAGTACTAGAAAGTAAATCTTTTGCAGTTGATTCAGCCAATCCCCAATTATCTCTTAAATCTTTAGCTACTTCTTCTGCTTTAGTTCCTACGTCATCAAATACTGTATCAAATTTACTGTATATTTCCTGAGCATCTACGGCTGACTGAGTAACTTTCCACACTCCTGCGCCTATCGTAGCAAAAGCAGCAGTTCCCACTAAAGCCATATTCCTAAACGCTGGTCCCATATCTTTTACTTTGCCTTTAAGTTTATCCATTCCCCTCTGAGCACTCTTTAAAGCCGTCTTTGTATTATCTTCAGCATCTATCAAAAATTGTAATTGCATAGTTTCTGCCATAATTCTATTTATTTAATTCTTTCTTCATATTCTTGCTATCTATTTGTAGTTTATCCTTCAATGAATCAATAAACCATTTTGGTTGTGCCATATATTCTTGATATGTCCAGCCCGTCTCTTGACAAATAGATAGCATTTCCATCCGTTTAGTTAATTTCCCTAAACCGTACCATCTTTTATCTTCAAGGCGGGCTTTGTAAAATCCTTTCCCGTTATTACTCTATCTACTTCTTTTAAGATAAACTGATAGTCAACTTTTGGCATCTTTCTAATTACTTGCCAAACATCCTCTGTCTTTTTATCAACACTTACTACAACAATTTTCACAGCTTCTTCTGTGGATTTCTTCATAGCTTTGCCAAGATTAATCTCGGTAGCTCTTTCTCCTTGCGAATTAACCTTAAGATTCACGTCTGACATAGGAGCGTCAATTGTTTCTCCTTCTTCGCCAGTGATCCATTCCTTCAATTCCACTTCAACTCCTTTGTAAGGAGTTTTAATTATCTTATTGTTCATGATACTTAGTGTTTAATTAATTAAGCATAACTTTCTACGTTGTTTTCTACGACAACATCAATAGTTTTAGTTGTAGCTGAATCGTATTCTGCTTTAAAACCAATCGTTTCTCCTGCAATATCATCATTCGGAGTATCTATATCTAAACTATCAACTCTAATTTGAGGAACTGTAATGGTTATGATATTGGTTGAATCTGTCAATACAATAGAAAGAGCTTGTTTCGTAACATTCTTGAAAGCATCTCTTTGAACAGTTGTTTCAAAATCAACTACTAATGTTCCATTTGCCTCAAATCCCTTTGACACAATTTTACTTACATTATTATCATTTGGAGAATGTCTTACCTCTGCGTTGTTATTAGTGTTCAGAGTAAATTCTCTAATTGCTATTGTAGAAGTCGCTCCAGAAAGTTTCAGTTCTACCGCAGCATGTTCAAACGTGTACAATTCTAAATCTGTATATGTTGGAGTGTCTGATTCAACATCTGGAAATTTAGAAAGAACACCCATTGAAAGTTTAGCTATATCATCAGCAAAACTCAGTTCCAGAGTATTAACCACCGAATAAGGGAATTTAACCTCATCTACCACCCTATCTCTATAAATAGTCGCAGTCAGTGGTTGATTATTGGCTTTTCTCGTCATAGTGTGATAATTCACTAGCGGAGAAATACCCGCAGATGAAGCTATTGAACCTAAAGCCAAAGCAAACCAATATGGTGCTGATCTTGGTTCAAGAACAACTTCAATAGTGCCTTCGCCCCATTTCTTGCCTTCTACCGAATCGTTTCCTTCAATATCCCTCATTCCCTTAGCAGAAACATCGGCTATCGGTGTGTGTTTTCCTATAAGGTTATTAGAAAGATAAGGAAGAAACATATCAATAGTTGTAGTAGTTCCTTCTGAACCTGCTGTTTCAAGCCCTATTCCTAATGCACCTCTTCGTCCTATATTACTCATAAGATTTTGTTATCCTTTGTTTGGCTTCTGGCTTAGTATCAGAAACCTTACTAAAGTTTGAATTAATTAATAATTTCTTACCTACAGCGTTAGATACCGTTTTTATTTCCCCAGCCGACCAAGTTGTTTCGGGGTTAGGCATCCAACACTCTTTTTTTGATTGTATTCTCATATTAGTATTATTAAATGGATATTTCTTCTAATGTTTGAACTGTAATTGATATTGCTAATTTTATTCTTGTATTTCCATCAACATAACTTTTGACTGTTTCTATCGGTCTTACTCTTAAAACATCAGTCAAGCCAAGATCATTATCAGCTCTAAACGCTTCATTTATTGTATAAGACATCGCCTCTATTGTCGCTTCCGCATCAGCCCTTCCCTTAAAATATTCCATCTTCTCTTGGATAAGATTAACCTCAAAAGTATATTCTACCGAATCATCTCTATTGCTATGGATTTCAGAGACATCGCCAACATAATTTATCCAAGCATACGGATAACCAGTTGGTTTAGTTTCTGGATAGTTATAAACTACAACTATCTTCTTTGTGCTTCCGCCATCTTCAACAATAGCTTCTAGTATATCTTTTATCTTTCCTTTGATTGTAACTATATCTGCTGACATATTATGATTTTATAACTTTTTTAATAGCGTCTTCAAATAACCTCTTTATTTTTGGTATTAACTTTTTAACAGCGTTTGTCATAAAGGGTCTTCCACTCATCCTCCGAGTGCCTTCATGAACATAAATAGCATATCTAGTATTTGCAGAAACTTCACTTTCCAGATTATTAGTTTTTGCTTGAATTGAAGTTTTTAATAATCCCGTATCAACAGGAACTTTTCTTTTTGCTTCTGTCTTAATCAATAGTGCCGTTTTCTTTACCACTTTACCTAATTCCTTTTTTGTTTCATCTGGTCTACTCTTTAAGAATTTTTTAACTTCATCTATATTTTTAACTTTTATGGAAATTTGAACCATATTACTGTGTTAATCTAATCCTTAATTCCATGTGCGAAAATCCTTGCCAACTATAACTTTCCACTCCAGCTACCAGATATTCCACGCTTCCATCTATAATCTTATCTCCTTGCTTTACATCTACTACCGAACAAAACATAAGGAAATCTTTGCCGTTAGAACCTTCCAAATCTTCAGCGAAAGCATCATCCAAAGGTTGTATCTGACAACTAACATCCGAAAGATGAGACGCCCACGATTCAGTATCAGCTTCTCCTGTCGTATCTCCTAATCTATAAATATTTATTGTGTTATCAAAAAATTGACTTATGCTCATACTATTGGCTTAGAATAAGTTTTTAAAATATCTTGAACTCTATCAAAATCCTGTAATTCTTTTTTATCCTTAAACTGCATCTTATATCTTCCGATTGTTACTGACTTCATTTCTCCTTCTGAACTCCAAGAGTTATTTATCATCCCAGCCACCAAAACAATAACCGCAAATTTAATCTGGTCAGGGACATCTATTGAATAACCCCACTTTGCTTCAACCTTTATATTCTGTTCACCTTCTGTAAAAACAAGACCTGTATCCTTTTTGAATACTAATCTTACTTTAGGCAATTCTTCTACAGTAGCTGGATATAGCAAGAACTGGTCTTCATCAAGTTCTACGTCATCCATCGTTAATTTCATAGACGATGTAGAAGTATTCACAAATTCGTTGACTACAAGTTCTCTTGATCCAGAAGAAGTTCCTGCTACATCAGTCATTCTTCCTAGCGTAACTTCATAAATCTTTTCAGAATTAGCAGCATCAGCTTCAAATACTCTTTCTGTAACGGTTTCTATGTATTCAGTCATCCACTCCACCCACTCTAATACTTGCGCTTCAAAGGACGCTTCTATCTCAACAGACATATAATTTTCTATTTCTTCAATTGTACAATATTGTCTAGACATATTTTTTTATTATAAACGAATTTTATCTCCGTTCTCCTGAAGAAGACACCACTTATTTTCTTGTAATAAGAACGGACAAACTACTTGACCAGAATACGGGCTGTCTTTACGACTAACTCCTGACGCCTTCTTGCCAAAAGGACTATCT